CTTGGGCTTGTCAGGTAATGCGTTTAAGAAGGTGTACTTCGACCCGGCGATGGATCGTCAGGTGTCGTACTTTGTTCCTGCGGAAGATATCGTCGTGCCCTACGGCGCATCTAACCTAGAGTCTTCTCCGCGTATTACTCACGTGATGCGTAAGACCGAAAACGAGTTGCGCAAGTTACAGGTCGCTGGCTTCTATGTTGACATTGACTTGGGTACACCCGAGAACGTGCTTGATGAAGTCGAGAAGAAGATCGCCGAGAAGATGGGCTTTCGTGCCACATCCGATGACCGCTTCAAACTCTTGGAGATGAACGTAGACCTCGACCTTGAGGGCTATGAGCACAAGGACAAGAAAGGTGAGAAGACCGGTATCGCACTGCCGTACATTGTCACTATTGAAAAGGGAACCAGCAACGTGCTGGCCATTCGTCGTAACTGGGAGCCTGATGATGACACCTACGCAAAACGCCAACACTTCGTCCACTATGGCTACGTTCCGGGCTTTGGTTTCTACTGTTTTGGTCTCATTCACCTTATCGGGGCTTTTGCTAAGTCAGGCACTTCTCTTATTCGTCAGCTTGTCGATGCTGGTACTCTGAGTAACCTGCCCGGTGGCTTTAAGACTCGCGGTATGCGGGTCAAGGGCGACGACACGCCAATTGCCCCCGGCGAGTGGAGAGATGTGGACTTGGCAAGCGGTACGCTCAAGGACAACTTGTTGCCTCTACCATATAAAGAGCCGAGCCAGACACTGATGACGTTGCTCAATCAGATCGTTGAAGAAGGCAGACGCTTCGCCAACGCCGCTGACTTGACGCTCAGTGACATGAGTGCGCAAGCGCCTGTGGGTACTACCTTGGCGATTTTGGAGCGCACACTGAAGAACATGAGTGCGATTCAGGCACGTGTGCACTACTCGATGAAGCAAGAGTTGGGTCTCTTGAAGCACATCATCGCTGAGTACACTCCAGAAGACTACGATTACCAGCCAAGCGAAGGCTCACGTAAAGCGAAGAAGTCCGACTACGATGATGTGGACGTGATCCCCGTCAGTGATCCGAATGCGTCAACAATGGCGCAGAAGATCGTGCAGTACCAAGCGGTTCTTCAACTTGCACAGGGTGCGCCTCAGTTGTACAACTTGCCGCTGCTGCACCGCCAGATGCTGGAGGTGTTGGGTATTAAAGATGCGCAGAAGTTGGTGCCGATGGACGACGACCAGAAGCCGACTGACCCAGTGACCGAGAACCAGAACGTGCTCAAGGGCAAGCCCGTCAAAGCGTTCCTCACGCAAGACCACCAAGCGCACATCGTGGTGCACATGGCCGCGATGCAGGACCCGAAGATTCAGGCGCTGCTCCAGCAGAACCCGATGGCACAGCAGATGCAGCAAGCGATGATGGCGCACATCAACGAGCACTTGGGCTTCGAGTACCGCAAGCAGATCGAAGAGACATTGGGTATGCCGTTGCCAGCGCAGACCGATGAGTCTGGTGAAGAAGTTCAAATGTCCCCAGAAGTTGAAGCGCGTTTGTCTCCGATGTTGGCGCAAGCCGCACAGCAGTTGCTCCAGAAAAATATGCAGCAAGCGCAGCAGGCTCAACAACAACAGCAAGCGCAAGACCCCATCGTGCAGATGCAGATGAAAGAGTTGCAGCTTAAAGAGCAGGACAACCAGCGCAAGGTTGCAAAAGATCAGGCCGATGCCGCACTTAAAGCGTCTCAGCAGCAGATCGAGCGTGACCGCATTCAGGCACAGACCGCCACTGATGACAAGCGCATCAAGATGGACGTACTGAAGACTGTTGCCCAGATGAACGCCAATAAAGAAGACCAGATGATGGGTAGGGGCGTGGACATCTTGAAGCAACTCTCAAACAAGAGCCATGAAGAGCAACTGCGGGCAATGCAGGAGCGCATCCAGATGCGCCAGCAACAGAATCGTCAACCAACGAAAGGTGAATGATGGACGCATTTGAAATCCTCATCAAACAAGCCGATGAGAAGATTGAGCAAATCAAGGACTTTTTGGCCGAGGGTAGGGCCGAGTCCTTTGAGGAGTATAAGAAACTGTGTGGTGAGATTCGTGGTCTGCTCATCATGCAGGGATACACCCTAGACCTGAAACATCGAATGGAGAACTCGGATGACTAGTTCCATCCTGTTGGCTACAGACGCCAACAACCCACAAATCGTGGGAGCCTATAACTTTGCTGCAACCGCAGAGGAAAAAGGCAAACAACTGCCCAAGCCTTCGGGCTATCGAATTCTTTGCGCCATCCCAGAGGCGGAGAAAGAGTTTGAAGACAGTGAAGTGGGTTTGATCAAAGCTGATGAAACCATGCGCAACGAGGAGACCCTCACAACGGTCTTATTTGTTGTTGACATGGGGCCAGACTGCTATCAAGACCCAATCAAGTTCCCCAACGGGCCGTGGTGCAAGCAGGGCGATTTTGTCCTTGTGCGCCCACATTCAGGTTCTCGCTTGGTCATACATGGCCGTGAGTTCCGCATCATCAATGACGATACCGTCGAGGCCGTTGTAGACGACCCACGTGGCATCAAACGTAAATAAAGGAGCACAAAATGCCTTTGGACGACAACACTGATTTCAAGTTCCCAGACGAACTTGAAGATAAGGGTAAACCTGCAAGAAACGCAGAACCCGAGATTGAGATCGAGATTGAAGACGATGCCCCGGCTGAAGACCGTGGCCGTCAGCCCCTGCCCAAACCCCTCGTTGAGGAGTTGGAGAAGGACGAACTCGACCAATACGACGACAACGTAAAGACCAAACTCAAGCAAATGCGTAAGGTTTGGCACGATGAGCGCCGTGAAAAAGAGTCCGCTCTGCGCGAACAGCATGAAGCTGTGGGGCTGGCGCAGCGTCTGCTTGAGGAGAATAAGCGCATCAAAGGCATTCTGAGCACAGGCGAGAAAGAGTACGTCACTACCATTCAGAGTAATGCTGATATGGGGTTGAAGATGGCCCAACGCGCCTACAAGGAAGCATACGAGGCGGGTGACTCTGATAAGGTACTGGAAGCCCAGCAAGCCTTGCAAGTTGCAAACCTCAGAATGATGCAGGCGCAAAACTTTCGCATGCCCTCTTTACAAGAGGAAGAAACTCCTGTACAACAGCAACCTGTGCAGTATCAACCTGCACCGTATGTACCCGAACCGGACAATAAAGCAGTAGCGTGGCAAAAGCGTAATAGCTGGTTTGGACAGGATCGGAGTATGACGGCCTTTGCTCTGGGTTTACACGAGGACCTGAGAGACAGCGGCGTAGAGGTTGGTTCTGAAGAGTATTACCGCGAATTGGACAATACAATGCGCAAACGGTTTTCAGAGAAATTTGAAAGCCAAGAGGACAATAAACAAAGCCGCACAAGACCCGGCACTGTTGTTGCATCGGCAGTTCGTAGCACCGCCCCCCATAAGGTGAAGCTAAAGCAAAGCCAAGTAAATCTGGCCCGCAAGCTAGGTTTAACGCCCGAACAGTATGTGAAGGCACAACTTGAATTGGAGGCCCGTAATGGCTGATACCAGAGACAACAAACTCACACGCGAGTTAGAAACACGTGCGGTACAAGAGCGTCCTAAGCAGTGGGCGCAACCTGAACTGTTGCCCGAGCCAGACAAACAGCCCGGCTACAACTACCGTTGGATTCGTGTTTCGACGATGAACAATGCTGACCCACGTAACCTTTCGGCCAAACTCCGAGAAGGCTGGGAGCCAGTTCCCGTCGAAGAACAACCCAAATTTAGACTGTTAGCTGATCCCAATAGTCGTTTTAAAGACAACATTGAGGTCGGTGGGCTGTTGCTTTGCAAGACACCTACTGAGTTTGTCCAACAGCGAAATGACCATTTCGCCAAGGTAACCCAATCTCAGACAGATGCTGTGGACAATAGCTTCATGCGTCAAAGCGATGCGCGGATGCCGCTCTTCCAAGAGCGTAAGTCCTCGTCTAGTTTTGGCAAAGGTACTTAAATTTTTAAGGAGTCTTAAATGGCTTATCCCGTCGTCTCGGCCCCCTACGGCC